GGCCGTCCTTCACCGTCGGGTCGAGCAGCTTCGCTAGTTCGTCCGGGTCGAACCCGAGCAGGCCGAGGTCGTAGTTGGCCTCCTTCAGCCCGGCGAGTTCGATCGGCAGCAGGTCGTAGTTCCAGGTGGCCAGCGATGCGGTCTGGTTGTCGGCAATGCGGTAGGCGCGGACCTGTTCGGGCGACAGGTCCTTGGCCACATGCACCGGCACCTTCTCCAGGCCGAGCTTGATCGCGGCCTTGTAGCGGGTGTGCCCGCAGACGATGACGCCCTCGCCGTCCACCACGATCGGCTGGCGGAAGCCGAACTCCTTCAGGCTGGCGGCCACGGCATCCACGGCGTCGTCGTTGAGCCGCGGGTTGCCGGGGTACGGCATCACGTCGCTGATCGTCCACAGTTCGATCTTCATGGCGGGTCGGCTCCTGGGGTGTTCGGACACACGAAACAAACTGTCTTGCGCTTCGCCGCTGTTCCCGCGGCGGTCATTTTTTTGTTCCGTTCCGGTAGTACCTACGCGACCCGTTCGCGGAACTATTCCGCCAGGGTCCGCTCCCTGCTCGCGTGCGGCGGCCTTCGGGCCGCCCGCACGCAGGGGGGTATGGGGGGGGGTTGTGTCGCACACACGCAAACCTGTTGACAAAGCCAGTTATCCCGTTGCAGCATAAGCGCTTAGTGGCGTCAACAAGCCTGTCAACTGGCGTCAACTTGTTGACGCTCATCAGGTGTTGTTGACGGCCCTGTTGACGAGTTGACAGAGGCATTCTCAAGACCCTTGCGCAAGTTGTGCACGTACTGGCGCGACACGCCGCATTGCCGGGCGATCTCCGCCAGGCTCGCCGTGGGAGACTCGCGCAGCAGTGCTTCCACCTGGGCACGTTTGGAAGTCGGTTCCTCGTCTACCGGCGATGCCGCTTGAGGCGGCGCCGTCGTGGCATAGCCCAGACGCCCTCGTCCCATGTCCCAGCGATAGACAAGCTCCACGGCCTCCGCTTTCCGCAACAGCGTCCGACACTTGAAGTCGTTGACGCCTTGCTGGTTGGCCTCCACCAGGATCGCGTCAAACAGCTTCGGTTCGTCGACAACGAAGGCCGTCACGAACCGCTCCACCGTCCATTCCGGTTCTGCTTCTTGTTTGCGTACTCTCCTCGGCTGCTCGCTCCGCAACAGCGTCGGGTCGAGGTCGTCGGCCGGCAGCCACACGGGGAAGGCCCAGCGCAGGCACCTGGGCATCACCGGCGGCCAGGAGCGAACGGCCGCCTCCAGCACAACCACGTCGTCCTCCTCGTGCGGTCGCAGGACCAGGTGGGTGTCGGTCGCCCGACTCTGGCTGCCGGCGCCTGCGCCCACGTCGGTGATGGCCTTGCCCGACTGATTGCCCTTGCTGGTGTGGTGGATGAGCACGAAGCAGCAGCCCAGGAGATCGGCGTAGCGGTCAATCGCGTTGTAAACATTGGCCATCGTGCCGTTGTCGTTCTCGTCCATCTCGCGGGGCATGAAGCGGTACATGGCGTCGAGGATGATCACGCGGAACCGCCCCGGCTCCAGCGAGCGGAAGTATGGTCCCAGCGAGAAGATGTCCTGCCAGTGCCCGCGCAGATTCTGCACGAAGACGCGCTGTCCAACTTCACTGAGGCCGATCTGCCGCGCGGCCGCGACCCTGGGGATTCTGTTGGCTGAAGTCTCGGCGTGCAGCTCGTTGTCGATGATGAGCACGTCGCCAGCTTCGCACGCGAACGTGTGGAGCCAGGGGCGACCCGTGGCGACGGCCAGGGCCAGGTCGGTGACCAGCCAGGAATTGTGCGTGACCATGAAGTCACGGCCCGCCAAGAACAATCCGCTGGGATGGGCCACTTGAATGCATTTCACCGGAACCGATGGGACGCGGACGACCGACCGGACCGCGTCACGACGCGCCCGCTGGCTTGGTTCCCGATCCGGCAGGGCGGCGGTTCGCCGCGACAGCCGGAAGGGAGTGCTCCGCCGGCCGGCGGCGAAGGTGATCCGCAACTTAGGACTGCAATCGACGCCAGAAAGCGTGGCCCGCCCCACGCCCGCCGACGCCTTGTACCCGAGCGACCGGGCCAGCAGGAGGGTCGGGAAGAACAGCGCCTGGTCCGTGGTGGTGAACTCGACCATGCCCGAACCGTTGGCTTGCGTGGCCGCATGGCCGTCGGCATCGAGCAGTCCCGCCAACAGTGCAGCCCGCTGCGTCTGCGAAGCAAGCAAGTAATTCTCGGGGATGTGCTTGCAGTCCAGCACGCCCAGGTCGCGCAGAATCACCCTCAACCCACAGATGGTGAACGTCGCGCAGCCGCGTTTGCAGACAAGCTTGCCGATCGTAAAGCCAGCCCGGCTAACTTCGCGGACCACTTCCTCAAGGTCGTGTTGATTGACCGAAATCGCTCCCTCACGCGCCGTGCCGTTGCCAAGCCAGTAGCCGAACAGCCAGGGGTCCAACGGAAGCGGCGCTTCGTCCCGCACCAGCGCCCTGGCGACCGGCAACAGCCAGCGGCGGCCCTGATGTCCGGCAGCGAGTTTCTCAGTTGTGACTACTGCCATTTGGTCTCCCTGCACGACTTGCCAGAGGTGGTCCCGGTCGGCGACGACCGAGGCGCCGGAGCGGGTCGTGACCCGATAACACGGGCGGCCATACATGATTTCTGAAACGGCAACGACGGGCGTCAGCGAGCCGTCTGCGGCGTGGACCTTCATTCCGGGCTGCAACTCTGCCATCGGTTTCCACCCATCCTCGGTCAGGATCGGCGTGTCGATGGCCAGTGCCTTGCCGATCTTCGGGGCCGAGATGACGTTCATCGTCTCGCCCCGGCGCAGCAGGCCGTGGATCACCGGCGGCCGCAGGTCGGGATAGCGCGCCACCAGGTCGGCTAGGCTGACCGGGGCCAGTTGCGATGCCTGGACCAGCTGTTCCCAGTGCCCCTCGGCCATCGCGGTCGCGATCTGGTCCGGCTCGTACCGGGCGATGCTTGTGGCGATGCGCTCCACCTCGGCCGGCTCAATCCGTGGCCGGCAGCGGTCGTCGTTGACCTGGCACAGCGCCGCCAGGATTTCCGACCGAGTCATCCCCACGCGGCGCATCGTGCCGGCGAGGCGCGCCAGAGTCACGTTACGGTGGTGTTCCGGGATCGGGTTCGCTTCGCCCCCGCTGGCCGCGACAGTACACGACGTGGATGTGCCGTTGACCCACGGGTTGGGCGTCGTCGTCAGTGCGTCGAGTTCCGCGATCAACCACGCCGGCGGCTCGGGAAGACGGTCGGGCGGCTCGTCGAGTTCCAGGCCCGGCGCCCAGCGGTAGTCGCCGTGTGCGGTTCGGCTGGGCGGCACGACGATGTAGCCGCCGTCGGTGCGAACATCGACGCTCGCTGCCAGTTTGCCGGTCGAACACTTCCACGCTTTGTCCGCCGGCCGGCGAAAGAGGTAGTGCCGCCCGCCGCGCGGCGTCAGGCTCACGGCACCGGTCTGGGCCAGGGAAGCGCCGCGTTCCGGGTCGCCGGGCCAAAGATTGCCGTCGCCGTCGATGTCGATGACGACGAGGCCTTCCGTCGGGATGCCGATGTTGGCGCTCGGGTGCTGCGTCCACCAGCGCTCGATCTGCTCGGCATCACTCGTGGCATCGTGGAAGCCGTGCTCGGTCAGCGGAGCTTTGCCGGAGGGCGCGCAGGGGAAGACCCGGTAGCCCAGTTCGGCATAGCGGAGCGCAGCCGCCAGCAGCTCGCCAGGGGTCACCACGGGATTTCCTCCTCCGCAGCGACCGCGTTAGCTCCGAACGGGAAGTCCACAGCATCATCGGGCAGGTTCTGGCTGTCGTGCGCCGGCGGAATGTCGCCAAGCTCGTAGCCGATGATCCGGTCGAAGTCCTCGCCGGCAACGCTGCGGACGGTGATCTCGCGCGTCGTGGCCAGGCGTCCTGCTTGTGCCAGGGCGACTGCGTCCTCGGCCGTCTCCGGCACCGGCTCGTGCGAGCGCTGCTTCCACCAAGCCACGGCCTTGGCGCGGGCGTAGCCGGTGTGCTCGAAGCAGACCCACTCCGACTTGTACTCGTGCCAGCCGACCTTGTAATCGACTCGCATGGTCCGTGGGGCATCGTCCGGTGCGTCACGCTTCTTGTGGACGCCGTAGTACACGTCCCGCACGGCGTACTTCGTGATCGTCACTTGCCCGGAGAGGATGCCAGCGCTGCTTGCCTGCGCATCATGCTTGCCGCGCTGGGGCGGTGGGAACTCGTACCCGCAATCCGGGCAGCGCGCATAGCCGGTGGCGATGACCGAATGACATTCTGGACATTCCTTCGCCGGCGCCTGGCCGTTGCCTCCGGCGTCACGTTCCTTGACCTTGATTCCGTCTACCGGGCCGTGCCGCAGCACGTTGCCGCCAAAGTCAAGCACAAGGCAGTTCAGCTTGCCGGGGTGCAGCCGGAAGCCGCGACCGACCATCTGGTAGTACAGGCCCGGCGACAGCGTCGGCCGCAACAGGACCACGCAATCGACGTTCGGAGCGTCGAAGCCGGTCGTGAGCACGTTGACGTTGCACAGGTACTTCAATGGCTCGGCCGCGTTTGCTCCAAAGTCGATCTGAAGCGGGCGTGCCCACTCCTGCTGGCGGAACCTCGCAATCAGCCGGTCCCGTTCGCCGTCGGACGTCTCGCCGCTGACGAAGCCGCATTCAATGCCATGTTGTTCCTTCAGCACCCGCACGACGTGCTCGCCGTGCTTGATCCCCGAAGCGAAGATCAAGACCGCCTGGCGGTCGCGCGTGTGCTCGACGATCTCGGCGCAGGCGGCCCGCACCAGGGCATCCCGGTCCATCAAGTCCTCGACCTCGCCGGCGATGTACTCACCGCCGCGCACGTGCAGGCCGCTTGTGTCCGCCCGCGTCTTGCCGGCCTTGGTGACCAGCGGGCAGAGATAGCCCTGGACGATCAGCTCCCGCACCCCGACCTCATAGCAGATCGCGTTGAGGAAGTGGTCCGGGCTGCAGATCATGCCTGACTTCAGCCGGTACGGCGTGGCCGTCAGGCCGACGACGCGGACGTGCGGGTTGAGTGCCTTGGCGTCGGCCAGGAACTGCCGGTACATGCCGTCGCCTTCGACTGGGATCAGGTGCGCCTCGTCTACCAGGACCAGGTCGAAGGCGCCCAGCTCGCCGGCGCGCTGGTAGACCGATTGGATGCCGGCCAGGATGACCCCCCGGCCGGTGTCGCGGCGCTTCAGGCCCGCCGAGTAGACGCCGAAGCGGACCTCGGGGCAGACCTGGCGCAGTTTGTCCGCCGCCTGTTCCAGCAGCTCTTTGACGTGGGCCAGGATCACCACCCGGCCGTCCCAGCGTGTCACCGCGTCCTTGCAGATCGTCGCCATGATCGGCGTCTTGCCGCCGGCGGTCGGGATGACGACGACCGGGTTATCGTCATGCGAGCGTAGGTAGGCGTAGACGGCTTCAACGGCTTCACGTTGGTAAGGCCTGAGCTGCACCAGTGTCTCCCTCGATCTGCTCGATCACGCGACTGAGATACCGGCGTGCGCTCCTGAGGTCTTCCAGCCGGCCATCGCTGCTTCGCTCCTGAATGCGGACAACGACTTTGCCGCCCTTGACCGGGTCGTGCTTGGAGATCTCCAGGCGGACCACCTGGCTGTCGTCTTGGAACACTCCGGCGTGCTGCAGTGCGTCCGACAAGCACTTGTGAAAGTTGTCCGCGTCGCGCTTGCGGCGGTCCGGCGGGAACAACTCCACGACCAGGTCCAGCGGCCCGCTCAGGGGCTTGATCTTTTGTGCCGCCAAGAGCGCCACGACCGCGTCGCGGTACGCCCGGCCCCGGCGGCTGATGAGCGTCACGTGGCCGAGGTGCCGGTAGTAGTGGTTCAGGCTCGGCGGGAACGGCAGTTCCAGGGTCAGCATTCCGGCCCTCGGCGGAGAAAAGAAAAGCGGTCGCGGCACGACCGACGAACGGACCCTTTAAGGCAGAAGGTGTGTGTATCCTGTCCCGACATCGCGCCGCGGCCGCAGAAGTGCTGTTCATCCACGCCGCCACGGAGGCACGTTCGTCGTCGCCTGCTGTGGCTGCCCCGAAACCGCCTCCTTCTTGGCGTAGCCGCGGACTTCGTTCTGCAGCTCGCCGGTGTCCTCGCGCTTCTTCAGCTTGATCGTGATCACCAGGGGCAGGTTGTGCAGCTCGCAACTATCCCTGGGCGTCATCACGCCGACCGCCCGGCAGATCGCCGACAGCTCGGCGCGGGCGATCTTCACCGCCGTCTCGTTGGCGTTGTGCAGGTTGAGACGCGCCCAGACGAAGCGGTTCTTGTACGGCCCCTCCAGGATCTGGAAGGTGAGCTGCAGGTAGCGGCCGTCGCCGCTCTTCGTCGGCTTCATCTCGCTGTCGGTGATCATCGCCAGGTACTTGCCGGCGGGGATCGGCTCCAGGTCGGTCGTCGGATCGACTTCGTTCGCGTTGAAACCATGCAGGTCAGCCATTGGTTGGTCCTCCGTTCTGTGTGTGGGGTTGGTGGAAGAAGGAAGCGTAAGCGTGCCAGTCCAATGGCAGCTCGTCGGGCAGATTCAGGCGGTTCTTGGCGACGTGAGAAGGGCGCTCGCTCGTGTACAGGACGCGCTCGCCGGTGCCGATGCCCTTGGTCTTCTTGCGGCTGAAGCCCTCGTCGGTCTGCTTGGTGTAGACCTTGTACGTGGCGAACAGCACCTCGTCGCACCACTCCTGGATGATCTGCGAGGCCAGCTTGTGCAGCCGCGGCACGTAGCGGTCGTAGCTGTCCGTCTCGGGGTTCTCGAAGCGCTCGATGCGGGAATGGGCGATGAGAACGACCGTCATGCCCCGGTCGTTGCGCAGGGCGTCAAGGCCGGTCAGGAACTCGCGCCAGGGCGTCAGGGCGAAGACGTAGCCCTTGCCGTAGCCGATGTCCTCGATGTTCTCGACGGAGCGCTGCCGGCAGACCTCAGCCCAGATCAGCCGCTCCAGCCAGTCGAGCGAATCGACGACGACCGTGCGGTAGGGGTGCGGCTCCGTGTAGAGGCCCTCCAGGACCTTGAGGGCGTCCGGATAGGACAGCGCCAGCGGGAACTTGTCGCAGTCGATCTCGCCCAGGCCGTCCTCGGTCTGGACGAACACCGGCCAGTCGCTGCCGGCGCCGAAGGTCGATTTGCCGATGCCGTGGGTGCCGTAGAGCAGCACTCGCCGGGGGGCCGCCCGCTTGCCGCTCTGGACTTGTGCCAGGAGACTCATGCTCGGTTCCTCGGGTTAGATGTGGTCGAAGACGCGCAGCTCCTCGTAGCCGGTGGGCCAGTGGTCTTGCTGCCGGCAGCGCACCAGGCGATCCAGGGCAGCCTCGTTGTCCCGCTCCGCGACGGCGAGGACGTTTGGGTCGATCCGCCAGACGCCGCAGCGGTACGGCTCGCGTTTCTCGACCGCGATCAAGTAGACCGGGACCTGTTCGCCGCTCGCCAGCGCCAGCAGGGCACGGTAGAAGGCGAGCTGGTGCAGATAGCCGAACGACCGGGCGTCGGCCTCGAGGTACTTGAGGTGGTCGCAGGTCTTGAGATCCACGAGGCCCTTGACGGGGCTCAGCCAGTCGAGCCGGGCCTGGCAGGGGACGCCGCGGTACTCGCAGCGGATCACGCCCTCCGGCACGCCCTCGGCGAGCAGGTCGCTCGCCACTGGGTGGCGCTCGACGACGGCGGCCAGTGCTTCGATCAGGGCCGCCTGGCGGTCGGTGAGGACCGGCTTGGCCTGGCGCTCGGCCCACTCCTGGTAGGCCTTGCTACGGCTGTCGAAGAGCTTGCCAGTCGCGGGGTTGGTCGGCCCGCCGAAGGCGTACTGCCGGCGGTAGGCGTCGCGGCCTTCCAGGATGAGCGTGTGGGCGGCCCGGCCGACCTGGAAGGCGGGGCGGTCCTCCTCGACGACCAGGCCGAGCTGCCGCTTGCGGTACAGGAGCGGGTTCTCGCGGAAGTCGGCCAGGCCGTGGCTGGTCAGGTACTCCTTGGACCGGGCGTGGTAGACCTCGGCCGGCTCGCGGATCAGGAAGTCCAGCGAATCGAGCCGGCCGGAATCGCCATTCTTCGCGCGCTTCCAGGCCAGGGGTTGGTTCATGCGTGTGCCTCTTCGGTCGCGTGGTTGCGGTCGGTAACGACGCGGCCCGCCCGCAACGGAGGACCGGCCGGCGTGCCCACACCGATGACGCGAACACGCCGGTCGGAGTCCGAGACGTGCGTTGCGGCGGAGCCGGAACAGCTCCCTACAGGAAGAGCTTTCCAGTTCGCGGCAGAACTGACGCAAGGGTCAGCGATAATTCCGCAGCCCGGCTTCCTCGAAGTGCCGCCGCAGCCGCGCGACGCGGCGCTGCAGGGTCGAGCGCGGGACGCCCATCTCCCGCGCGACCTGCGACAGCGTCTGCGTCTTGAGCCGCTCGGCCAAGTCGCGCAGCTCCGCCGGCAGCCGGGCGAGCAGGTCCGCCACGTCGATGGCCAGGTCGGCTTGCCCGGCCGCGCGGTCATCAATCGCGAGGTCAGTCGGCTCCTCGTCCAGCGCCTCCAGCAGCACGTCGAGCCAGTCGATCCGTCCGCCGTCGCGCTTCTTCGCCCGCCGGTCCCGGAGGATCTTGGCGGCGTTGCGCTCGACGACGGCGGTGACGAAGGACTTGCGGTCGGCCTGGGCGGCGTCGAACAGACGCAGGCTCTGCAGCAGCCGGAGCATCAACTCCTGCACGACGTCGTCGCGGTCTTGCTTCTTGATCCCGGCGTGGCCGACCATCTGCCGGGCCTTGCGCCGGATGATGCCCCAGGTGAAACGGTCGAGAACGGTGTTGTCGTCGTGAATCACAGGTGATCTCCTCCCGGCCGCGGAGGAGCAGGCGTGGGCCACGACGACCGGCGAGGAGAGGCAAGCCAACGCGAAGCGGAGGCGGTGCGACGAGCGCCCTGTCGGCGTCGCCCACAATCGCCTCCGCTTCGCGGCCGGCTAAATGTCGGGTGATGGGTGGAAGAACTCGGTTGTGCGAGCGGGGGCCGAGCCCGCGGTCAGGCGGCGGCCTCCGCGACGACCATGCGGAAGGGCAATCCGTGCTTGACCTCCAGCACGTCGATGGTGCCGTCGCCGATCTCGTCGAAGTGCTGGAACAGCTCGACCACCTGGGACTTGAGCGGGAAGTCGGAGGCGGCGGCCTCGGGCCGGGGGCCGTTCTCGCCGCCGAACTTGACCTCGCGCACGACGCGCGGCGGCGGGTCGAAGACCGGGTCGCCGTCGAGAACGCTCAGGCCCTTGACCCGACCGAAGTTGAGTTGCTGGAGCAGCTCCACCAGCCGGCGCCGGGCCGGGGAAAGAGCCGCCTTGGACAGGGGGACACGCATGCCGGACCTCCAAGCCTGGGGCCAAGGAACGCCCCACGGGCGACAGGTCCGGCGTGATCACTGCCCGTGGGTTTTGGCCCGCGGTTGCGGAAGAAGAAACGCCGTCGCGGTCGCCGGACCCGTCGCCCCCGACTGTCGAGAAATCGCCGGCGGGCCAGGGGCCGAGGGTCCGGCTCACGAGCAGGCTGGCGCAACTACGTTTCCGGCGGTGAGATGCAGAGCGGGTGAGAGGCGGGAAAAAGCGGCAGGCCCAACAAAAAAGCCCAGCGAAAAATCGCTGGGCCTGTCCGCGTCAGCCGTCCGCCTCGATGCGGAAGACGGTGCGCCATCCCTTGCCGTCGTCCGTCAGCACGATGGGTTCGCCCTCGATGCGGAAGAACGCTTTCAAGTCGCGAGCCAGGTACTCGCGGCGCTTCTGGTTCCTCCGATCCGCGTCCCGGCTCTTCCACGTCAGCACGCCGTAGCCCTGCGCGAAGGCGCGGAGCAGTTCCCACTGCCGGGTCGGCTTGGCGTTGCGCCCGTCGGCCATGCCCATCTGGGCGTAGTGGAGGGTGCGCGTGACCCCGCCCGCCGCGACCGAAACGGTGTGCCCGTCCACGAAGCGGATGACGAGGTCGCCCCAGGGGGTGCCTGCCGGGGTGGGGAAGAAGGCCGTCCCGTCGTCCGCCCCGGCTGAAGGGACGTGCAGGCTGGTGAAGCTCTGCAGCGCCTGAACGGCCGCGTCCGTGGCCCGCCACTGCCTCGGCCCCGTAGTGGCCAGGGCTTCCTCCAGCGGGAGGAAGCAGCACTTCCTCCGCTCCAAGATCTGCTGCGCGTCCGGGCGCAGCCGGTGCCGCGTCGGGGTCAGCAGGATGAACGCGCCGCCGCTCATCGAGACGAGCATGCAGACCGCGCCCGTCAGGCTGCGGGACTCCAGCGGGACGGTCAGGTACGCGGGGAACGAGTAGCCCGCGGCCGGCCGGTAGTCGCCGACCAGGCGTGTCGCCGGCGGGAGGCCGTCCGGGCCGGCGGCCCGGTACTGGAAGCCCAGCGCGGCCGCGACGTCGGCCAGGAACAGGGGCCAGTCCAGCTCGTAGATGACCAGGTCGTTCCGGGCGAGCACGATGCGATCTTCAGATTCGGGGCAGACCCCGACGTAGTCGTCCGGCCCGTGCTCGACGACCTCATACGGGTACGAGGGCTCGCCGCCAACCAGGCGCGGGTAGGAGGCCGCCAGCCTCGGCAGGGGCTGAAGGTAGGGCGTCAGGAGGTCCAACTCCGCGCCCGCGAGCCGGCGCCACTCGGCCAGCACCGCCGCGGGGCCGGGGAGCGCCTCAAGCGCTTGCCAGAGTCGCATGGCCCTCCCCCCTTCCCGTGTCGGCACCCACGAGGATGAACCCCCGCCGCCTGAGCCACTGCTCGACCAGCTCGGCGTCGTCGTCGCGGGTGTACTGCGCGATGTTCGACGGCCGGATCGTCACCGAGCGCGGCCGCTTCGAGTCGGT